AGCTACTCGAATAAAAACGAGTAGCACCCTTTGGAAGAGGACCCGCCGAAGGGGGCGATTGGCTCGGCGAAAGTTGAGCCACGTTGTCGGAACGTAACCGAAGGTGGAGCTTGTGGGCTCACCAAAGGTGAATCATTCACCGTGCAGTATATGAAGAAGAGTCGAACAAATACCACCGCTGGTTGGTCAGAGACAGGTATTACTCCTACAAAGAGTAATCCCTCAATCCCTAATGGCCAAGTTATTAACAGATCTCAATCGAGTTATACTAACTCGTATGAAGATATTGTTTATAGCTGCGGCTATGGGAATTTCAATGATTGTAGCCATTATAGGCGCACCACTGAACTTCCCAGACCTACGTATGCGTATAGTGTTGCGAGTACTAACCCGCATTACTATATTTATAAGCATACTACACCCAGCGCGGATTGGGATGCAACGGCAGGTACTCATGGTTTTGGTAGCGCAACTAATCCGTTAAACGGGTTAGCTACGATTAACCAATACATGGGTACGCAACCGGTGCCTCCTTCTGTTCCTGATCTTGACGCACTCCTTGTGAATGCACTTGCGTGCACTCTCCCAGGTATTAAGCCGAAAGTTTCACTCATCAATTCGTTGATTGAGTTGAAAGACTTCCGCTCATTGCCTAGAACGCTGTCTCGCGTGAGAAACCTTTTTAAAGGGCTAGCTCACGGGAAGGCAACGCTTAAGGAACTGCTCAAGTCCTCTGCGGATAGTTACCTCCAATCGGAGTTTAACATCCGTCCGTTGATTCGAGACCTGCAGGGTATCTATTCTGCAGTCACCGGAGTCCGTGCACAAGTCGAAAGACTATATGCCAACGAACTCCGTTATCAGACTAGTCACTATAGACAAAGTCTGAGTGGGTTGTTTCCGTCTAGCGATGTAACGGTACTCGTTAGTCCTGGTCTTTACCAGGGCTTTAACGCCCGTCGCAAAGTTAGCGTAGGCGACGCCTCGCTCGTAGTTACGGTTGACTATGGATATCACCTTAAAGGTGTACCGAAAGAGCTTGCTCATATCGGTGCGTTACTGGATAGCTTAGGGGTTAATTTTAACCCTGCTATCATATGGAACGCAATTCCATGGACGTTCGTGGTTGATTGGGTCTTCGACGTGAGTCGATGGCTTGATCAATTCAAGATACGTAACTTCGAACCATCAACAGTCATATACAGGTGCTGTTATTCGATCAAGGTCAGACGCAGAATTGAGTGCTTTGCACAAAATTCTGTAAATGGCCCTGTTTCGATAATGGTACCGTGTAGCTGGGTGACTGAAGACTCCTATCATAGGCGTCAATTCAGTCCTCATCTCATAAGCTCGATAACGTCGAGTGGTGTGAACCTAAAAGAATTCACACTGGCGAGTGCCCTATTCCTTTCGAGGAAGTTAGGCAAACGCCACGGCTAAACACAGTCCCCGCGCTGTAAATGCGGGTAACGTATGCTAAGCAATACACTCAACACTAATGAAGTCAAGGACCGTAGCAACGCCGAAGTTGAATTCGAGCGTATGCTGACAACCGGGCAAACGACTCAGTTTAAGAAAATTACTGAGACAGTTGGCCTGCCGTACAGACTGTCGATTAAACATCAGACAGTCGGTACAGGTGCATCAGAAACTCGTCAGTCTGTCGTTATCTTCGAGAAAACCTCGGAGAACACGGCGGGTGACAAGGTTCGTACCGTGGCCCAAATCAAACTCAGCATCCCTGTTGGGGTTGCTGATGATCTGAATGATGCCAAAGACCTGTTGGCAAATTTGTTGTCGTTCGTCGGTACTACCGACGGCGCAACTCTTTTGCACAACGGGACCGGTAATGGTGCAGCTGCCCTCTTGAACGAGACGCTTTAAGCGTCAAGCGAGTCTGTTAAGATCGTATGAAAATACAATTCTCAACTCAACTCGCTGTGTCATTACTATTGCTAGTAATGAAACTGTTCTGGGGTAAGTCCCTGAAGATAGACAAGCGTGTGACGGCCGAGCACGTCGTTAT